GAACAAGGACGCAGAGGAACTTTCCATTTGCTGTTCTATGGAGCTCAATTGTCCAGTGCCAGGACATTATCACTATCGCCGCCCAAACAAAAAGCCCGGGCCTGAATCGGACAATAAGAAGAAACACCCAGCTAAGGTCCGCATTGACAGAAAAGCACAACTTTGTCACGAGCACGTTTGCGGTACCCGTTGTACTCAAAACCACCTTCATACTCGAGAGCAGCATGAGAAGGATTGGGGAGATCGTGTTGCATGGGACATCACAGCAGAGAGTGAGAACCTTGGAGACTCTTCGGAGTCATCCGCACCCCTCGGGGTCGCACCAGTTTCGGCTGAGACGGACGACAAGTCCACTGGTTCTTACAAATGGCTGCCTGTCACCAAGCAGAGCGCTCCAATCGCTACCGAGGAGAAAGGGATGGATACCTGGCCACAAGTTCAATTGCCTCAACCTGAGAAAGACGAGGAAAAGACTGAACTCCAGATTCTAGGTTACCCAAAGTACCATGAGCTGTGCACTAAGCTCTACTGGATGTTGACGGCCAAGAAAGAAAATGCTGGTTTGCTCACCGGTATGGCCATGGAAGGCGGTTATGTTCAAGGCATCGTTGAAGGCACTTATGGCTTAGAGGAGTTTATCCTGGCTGCTAAACTGGTCATTTTCAACAATGAGACACAAACAGCGGCCACGCCAGCTCCTCCTGTTGAGCCCGTCGCACCAGTGTCACCTGTCGTGCCAGAACCAAAACCACCCGCCCCACGCGTCAAGACTTTTAAATGGAGATGTAAAATAGACAATTGCACCTTGGTAATTCGACGCCCACGCATCGAGATTCCAAAGGAACGGCCACAGCTAAGGAACGTTACCATGGCGGCCCGCAACCTCTATTTTCCACGCTGCGTACTGCAGGAGAAGATTAAGCTTCGTCATGTCACACCAAAGGCCCGTCAGACGCACTACCCTGGTTTTTACGATGCTATCGAGCCTGGGTTTTACAACGGGAAGGAAGACAGCGTTGTGTTGACCGATTTTGACAAGATCGAGCCACGCACCATTTTCATGGCCTCATTCACAATTGACCACCCGGAGGGATTGTTCGACAACATCCTCAAGTGGATTTTCCCTGTGGAAGAGGTTCATTTCAAGAATAAACAACGCCGCACCGAAGTCAATGAAGCTCCGCGAGTTTACAGATCGACGGAAAGCAGGGCAAAATTGTGGTCTTGGATGACAGGAGAAACTGAGACAATGTACTTGACAGGAGGACGGAAGAAGATCGTTAAAAGGGATGTGTTGCACAACGTGTTGGTTGACGCTGGTTTAGGTGGTTCGTCCACTTCTCCGGTGTACGTCAAAATGGCCAGTGTTATACTCAGGCACCCGAGCCTGGCCAAGCACAAACCTATTACCGTGGACGGCAAATTTCGCGAAATCTTCGTCCACTATGTCACCGATCTCATCTCCAAGTACAAACTCATGTTCACCGACCTCAATCGCAGACCTGACGTGTTGCTCAACACGGTTATGTTCATCTGCAATCAAGCTGTCGCGCAGCGAATCAAGGTTCTAGGTGTTTGCCCAACCATTGAACCCAAACCTTTAAACGACAAGGACCGAATCTCACCTTTGACCCAGAGATTCGAGGGCCAGAAATAGGGGAAAACGTCCAGCGACTGGACGAAACCAAGATTACTAAGAAGTTCTACTTCGACGAAGATGGTTTCGACGTCATCCGAGGAGGTGAATTCCTCACCGATGGCGAAATTAATTTCCCCGAACCCACCACCACCAGCCGTCCTAAGATCGACCGAAGCAGACGTATGTTCTATGGACCTTCGGTGGTGCACACTGGCGTACAATATGGTAACACGAATTTCAACGTTCGTTACGGTCTTAGAAGGATGCTGTCCCTTAAGTTTCCACCTGAGACCGGAAAGGACAAGAAAATGCTTGAGAACCAGCACAAGTTCATTCACCAGCACAAGTGGTTGAT